GTAGCCTTCCTTATTACGGCATAAATGCCACAAATAGAAAATAGAAAATGGCTAGAGGGCTACCCAAATCTAAGTTAGACTACTCACTTGAGATCCGCTACAAGCTTTCAAGTGGGGAGTGGTCAATCTGGATGAATAAGGGAAAAGGAAGCTTTCAAAGTATTGAGATAGTACAGAGGCAAATAAGACTTCTTGCAGCCTCATATTACGGCCGTCAGAAGGAGATCAGGTTTGAATGGAATGGATGGCTTTGCGATTTTGCAGGTCTTCCCACAGGGGAAGTAATAAGCCTAAAATGAAAGCGATCGGATGGCTATATGATCAGGAGTTCAAATATGTCTTCCAGAATATAGGTAAGGATCTATGGGAGGATCTACGGCAGGAAGTAGCGGTGATAGTACTAGAATACGATGCAAATAAATTACAGGAACTAGAGGCCAAAGGAAAGCAGGTATTTAAATTCTGGATAGTTCGGATCTGCTGCAATCAAACCAATTCAAAGTATGGGAAGTTCGGCAGGCTATACGGGAGCCTAGTACCTGTGGAGGATATAATGAAGTTCGTAAAAGAAGAACAGCAGATAGATAACAGCCAAGAAGTAGCGGATGGAATCACCAAGATAGTGCAGGGCTTGTATTGGTATGATCAGGAGATTCTAAGTTTATATGTAGAACTAGGCTCAGTCAGGAAGGTAAGTAAGCAGACAGGCATTCCACACACTTCAATTTTTATCACGATAAAAAAAATTAGATCATGTATCAAATCGCAGTTGGTGTACTAGGGGCAATCGGGTTAACCCTGCTTTACTTCTATATCCTGAACATTCCTAAATTTTTTAAAGAAGTCACAGGCAGAAAACTAGTCAAGCCTTTTAGTTGTTCCTTTTGTATGTCCTTCTGGATCAGCTTCTTTTTTCTAATCTTAAAAACGGATTTAATATCTGCAATATTTATAAGCAGTGCAGTGCCCTTCATCTACCTGTATGTGGAGGATCATTTCACTAACAAATTTGAACTATGACACCTAGGGCAAAAGCAGATCAATTGTTAATCAAGTTTAATTTGAGCGAATGCACTCATGGGTACAATGATGTAAGGGATCTACACGCTGCCAACAGATGTGCAATAATAGCAGTTGATGAAATATTGAAAGTGCTAGATGATGCCGATGACCTGATCTACTACAGATCAAAATTTACATTTTGGATGAAAGTAAAAAACGAACTACAAAAACTATGACACCTGAAGATTTAGAATTATTCAAGAAGCACATGCCCTTGTACGAAAGCTACAAGAAGCATGCATTTATCCGTAATTATGACAAGGAAGTCTACACGGAAATGATCCACCTTTACACTACCTATGTTTCACCAAAGCACAACTTTAGCCATTGGTGCAGTAGCTGCCGAATGGAGTTAGTCAACTACCTTTATGGGTGGTACACTAACACAGAACATACAACGTGGTACAGGGATCAAGAAGAAGTAGTTGCTGAAGAAATAGTAGCACAAGAAGAAGGGGTAACAGCACCTGTGAAAAGAGGAAGAAAACCAAAAACCACATAAAACCAAATGGACACCAAACCAAAAATAAGACTAGGAAACGGAAAGAAAAGAAGCGGATCATGGCTAACTGCTGCGATCTGCATAACGGATGCCGAGGCACACGCATACACCTACAACGGAAAAAAGTATGTCAATGTGAGCATCAATATCTTTGATAAGCCGAATGACTTCGGAAAGGATGTGGCTATTAACTTAAACGATTACAAAAAAGAAGAAAATAACAACTCACAGGTTAACAATATGCCGACTGCCCCTGCGTCCGTGATGGAAGAAAGCTATGATCTTCCTTTCTAGTGAAAAAGCACACCAAGATTTACGTGGAATATTTTGGCTACACGATAGCTGATTTTATTCCCTGTGAATCCTGCGGGTCTCAGGCAGTAGACATCCACCACATAAAGGCTAGGGGAATGGGTGGAAGTAAAACAGCGGATCACATAGAGAACCTTATGGCCTTGTGCAGGATCTGTCACGATACTATGGGAGACAAGAAAAGCTACCGGGAATACCTAGAAGAAAAGCACCAACAAAAAATGAATCAACCTAAATAAAAAACCATGGCAAAATTTCAATTGAATTTTAACAGCGCAAAAAAAGTAATCAGCATAACTCTCGAAGATGAAGAACAAGGGGTCTTTGATCTAGCCTACCTTTTCAAGAAGTTACTAGACGATGCGGGCATCCCTAATCAGCTAGAGGAAAAAGAACTAGAACCTGTGGAGGCTTTACAAGTAGCGAACGAAAAGCTAGACTAATGGAGATCAAAACCGTTAAACTTTCGGAGATAAAAAGCAACCCTAATAACCCGAGGATAATTAAGGACGATAAGTTCAGGAAGCTTGTCAAGTCTATTCAGGAGTTCCCAAAGATGCTCGAGATACGGCCTATTGTTGTCAATGCTGACATGATAGTCCTAGGGGGCAACATGAGGCTAAAGGCTTGCAAGGAAGCAGGGCTAAAAGAAGTGCCGGTAATCTTTGCTGATGATCTAACAGAAGATGAACAGAAGCAGTTTATAATCAAGGACAATGTAGGCTTTGGTGAATGGGATTGGGACATGATTGCGAATGAATGGGATGCTATTGAATTGCAGGAGTGGGGATTTGATATACCCGGCTTTGATAATGTGGAAGATCTAGGGGAAGAATTTACTTTGCCTGAAGGAGATAAGGCACCGTTTCAGCAAATGACTTTCACGCTAGCAGATGAACAGGCTGAACAGATCCAGAACGCAATCGCAGATATTAAGCAAACGCAGGAATACAAATATGCTGAAACAATGGGTAACGAAAATTCAAACGGGAACGCTTTGTATTTAATCATCATGCAATGGGCAGGGCAAAAGAAATAATAGTAAAAGTTATTCCTTCATCTGTGGCAAATGAGTTTGTAAAAAAGCATCACTATTCTGGAAAGGTAGTTCCAAATTCAGTACTACATTTTGGGGCATTTTTAGACGAAAAATTGCACGGTGTTTTAAGCTATGGTACTTCAATGGATAAAAGAAAAATTTTACCATTGGTTCAGCCTTCTCTTTGGAATGAAGTTTTAGAATTGAATCGCATGGCATTTGATGACTACCTGCCTAAATATTCAGAAAGCAGGTGCATAGCTATTTCAATTCGATTAATTAAAAAAAATGCTCCACACATTAAATGGTTACTTTCTTATTCAGATGGAACTCAATGCGGTGATGGTACAATTTATAGAGCAAGTGGGTTTCATTTAACAGGGCTGAAAGAAAATAAAACTATTTTAAATTGGAACGGAAAAATAATAGCAGATAAAACGCTAAATAATTCTAACTACAAAAAAATGGGAATGAGTGCAGGCGAAGCAAAAAGGCAAGGTGCTACTGCATTAAACGGATTTCAATTAAGATATATTTATTTGATAGACAAAAGCTGCAAGATCTCTGTTCCAATTTTGCCGTTTAGTAAGATAGATGAAATGGGTGCAGGAATGTACAAAGGAGAAAAAGTAACTTTGGCAGAAAGAAAATAAAACATGCGCAAATAGGGTAAGGTAACCCGCTTAGCATTCCAGCTAGGAGATGGCAGTCGGACTGACCTTTGCGCTCAAGATTAATCAAAAGTCAACACTATGAAAAAGCCTGATACATCTGTAATAGAGAAAGCCATCGTGAAGGCATTTGGCAACCTATCTACGGCTGCAAGATCATTGCAGGTAGATAGAGTTACCCTTTACAAATGGATCGAGCAGGAGGGCTTAGAACAGGCTGTAATCGAAGGCAGGAATACAAGGCTTGATTTCGTAGAAAGCAAGCTAGATCAAAAGATAGATGGCGGTGATACTACTGCCATCATTTTCTTCTTGAAAACTCAGGGAAAATCCAGAGGCTATGTAGAAAGGCAGGAAGTGACCGGTGCAGATGGCAAGAAACTTTTCGAAGTGACCATTATAGATGGCGCAGATTAAACTTAAAACCAACAAAGTATTCAGGCACCTTGAAGAAAGCACTGCTAAAATAGTTGTGCAGCAGGGTGGTACCAGATCAGGTAAAACTTTTAACATCCTGCTATGGATTATCTTTGCTTACTGCCAAAGAAACGAGGGTAAAATAATCACGATCTGTAGGAAGTCCTTCCCAGCTTTGAGGGGTACGGTGATGCGGGACTTTTTCCAGATCCTTAAAGACCATGACATCTACTCTGAAGATGATCACAGCAAAAGCAATAACGAATACAGATTAAACGAAAACACTATAGAATTTATTTCACTCGATATGCCTCAAAAAATCAGGGGAAGAAAGCGTGATCTACTTTTTTGCAATGAGGCGAACGAATTAACGCAGGAAGATTGGACGCAGCTTCTGTTCCGAACAAATGAAAAGGTGATTCTTGACTACAATCCATCGGAGGAGTTTCACTGGATCTACGATCAGGTGCTAACCCGTTCGGATGTAGAGTTCTTCCAAACTACCTACAAGGATAACCCATTTTTAGGCGATGTAATCAAAGATGAAATCGAAAGGCTTAGAGGGATAGACGAAAACTATTGGAGGGTCTACGGCCTTGGCGAAAGGGGGCAGGCTAGATCATTAGTATATACTTTCTCCACCACAAAAGAAATTCCAAAGGAAGCAAAGCTGATAAGCTACGGCCTTGACTTTGGCTACTCAAGTGATCCGACTAGCTTAGTGCGTACCTACATCCTTGGGGATGACATGTATGTGGATGAATTGCTATACAGAACTGGAATGACCAATCAGGACATCGCAAACGAAATGAAGGTACTTGGGTTGGATCGGAGCAATGAAATATATGCGGATTCAGCAGAGCCTAAAAGTATAGAAGAAATCTACAGGATGGGGTGGAATGTAAAGCCTACCATCAAAGGATCTATCAACATAGGTATTGACATCATCCGTAGATATAAGCTGATTGCAACCGAAAGCAGTTTCAACTTGATCAAAGAACTGCGGAACTACAAGTACATTGAAGATAAAAACGGGCAGATGACAAACAAGCCTGTGGACAATTTCAATCACGCTTTGGATGCTCTTCGCTATTCGGTAGTGAATAAGATTTCAAAGAGCCATTTGGGCAGGTATTCTTTCAGATAGAAACATAAACCAAACAAAATATATTTAGAATCATGTGGGATAAATTAACCGTTGGGCAGTTCATAACCTTGTACGATATCGAGGCAAGCCAAAACCTAAACATCATTGAAAAGCAGCAGAAAATGCTAGCGGTGATCGAGGGTAAGAATGAGCGGGAGTACGATGAATACAAGTACCGGGATCTGATACAGGAGTATGGCGAAAAGCTATCTTTCTTCAACAACATCCCTGAGTCAAAGCCTGTGGACTACTTGCAAACAGTAACAAATAAATATAAGTTTTGTTACGAACTACAGGAAATCACAGCAGGGCAGTACATTGATATCCTATCTTTCAGCGGTGAGATCATGCAGTTGAATAAGATTGCTGCCTGCTTCTTTCTACCCATGGAGGGTGACAAGTACAAGGGCTATGGGGTGGTTCCTCATGATGTAGTTTCAGATGATTTGCTAGAGGCTAACTTCTTGCAGGTTTACGGGTGCATGCTTTTTTTTTGTCAATTATTCAACGAGTTAATCGGCAGTACCATAACCTACTCAATTCAGAACAAGGAGATGGCGGAGAAAGCAGCCCGTTTATGGCACGCTGGGGGTGGGTATTTAGTACCAAACAGGTTGCAGACTTCAACAACATAACTGTAAACGAAGCCTATGATTTACGGGTAGTGGAGTATCTAAACTGCCTAGCATATTTGAAGGATTACAATAAACACAAGGATCTCGAATACAAAAAATGGCAGTTGCAACAAAGGAACAGGTAGAAGGACTAGTCAACATCGGGGGCAGGAGGCTGAAGGGTAACGAATTTGTCGCTGCCGTAGAAGGGCAACTTGTTAAAAATATCACGGATGCCATGAATAAACTTGGCATTTCGATAGTAGATAACTTAGCAAAGTATGCCCCTGTAGATCAGGGAAAGCTTGCAGGTTCTTTTAGGGTTTTAAAAGTAAGCGAAACCAAGACGGGCTACCGGTTAGAAATTAGCGTAGGTGCTGAGTATTCAGATTACCAAGACAAAGGGGTAAGGGGTATCCAGAACAGGCGCAAGACCTACAAAAATGCTGAGGGTAGATTCTACCAATTTAAAACCTACGGCATGCCTCCTGAGGTATTAGTAGAATTAGAAGGATGGATGAAGCGTAAGAACATGGAGATTGAAGCAACAAACCTAATTGAGGGAAGGCAGATGCTACCACAGATTTCAAGCAGCGCAAAGAGATTGGCATACTATATTAAAAAGTACGGTATTGAAGGCAAGATGTTTGTGAAGAAATCAATTGACGAAGCAACACCTGAATTTAATATCGACATTCAAAACATTGGATTTAATTCCTTGACCTTAAAAATAAGCAAATGATAACCCTAGTTCAACCTACCAATAATTTTCTGCCTGCGTTCAATCGGATTAACTATACGATCAGCAGCACAAACGCAAACCTTCCGGGTTTTAAGTATGTTGTTCAGGTAGTAAATACTTCTGGACAAATTTTATCTCAATCTTTCTATGACTCCCCTGCTAATCCTGCGGATGCGGTGGAATTTGATGTCAGCAAATTTGTATCAGTTAACTTTACTTATTCAAGCGGATTCTATCAGGTGGCTACATCGGTAAGCAACAACAACATAATCCAAGGCTTTCGAGTAGATTGCTATGAGTACTATGAAATTGGTGGGGTTTTTCAAATTGATGAAGCAAGTGAGGTTGTAGGTGACAATAGATTTGCCTTTGCAGGATCTTTACCTTTGCTAGAAGAAAATAGCTTTGCTGCTGATCTTGACAAATACAAGGGGGCTAGCAACACGGCCTACTTACCACTAACAGAATGGACTACGATCAAGTCTAGAGAAACAGATGCAACCATCTTTGGCTTTTTAAATACAGGCCTTTTGACAAATAACGAACTGCTAGTCACCTATGCAAACGGTACTACATCGACCTACTACATCACCCCTGCTGTGGTTGCGACTCCGAGCGTGACCTACATCCAGATTACACCCTTGACCTATGGGGGAAGCATCGACAATATTCAAGTTTTTGCGAATTGGAATAACGGATCAGCAAGGCGGGCAAAGTTCGCTACTATCTTCATTCAAAGCTGCGGTAAATTTGATCCGATGCGATTGGCTTACCTAAACAAATACGGGGCTTTTGATTTCTTTAATTTTGACCTAGTAAGCAAGACTACCTTCGATGTTGAAAAGAAAGGATACGAGCGGAACTACACAGGGAGCATCTATGAATCGGACGGGATCAGGGTAAAAAATATCAACCCGATTTACTACACAAAGGAAACTCAAAAGTGGAAAATAATAAGTGACTATTTAACGGACGCACAAGCCGAAATCCTACGGGAGTTGTATTCATCACCTTTGGTCTACATGAACTTGGTAAATGATAATTACATCACCCCATCATGGATACCTGCGAAGCCTACAGCGACTTCCTACGAAGTTAAAAAGACTGCGGTGGATAAAGTATTCAACATAGAATTAGACCTTGAATTTCAGCTTATAAACACCCGACAAGTAATATGAGCGCAAGACTATTTGTAGAAGGCTATGAAGCCGACACCCTTGGGGATATTGATGTAGAATTTACTTTTTCGGTTGCGGATATAAGTGACATCGAAAGAAGGAATACTAGCTTTTCAAAGACTTTAACCCTGCCATCAACCCCAAGAAATCAGCAGCTATTCGGGAACATCTTTGATATTTCGGTAAATAATAATAACAACATAAACAATCCGAACATAGGGCAGAACTTTAACCCGGCAAATCAGGCGAAAGCCCAAATCTTCCTAGACAACGTGAAGATCTTTGATGGGGTTTTAAGGATGTCTAAGATCGTCAACAGGCAAGGGGATATCACCTATGAAGTTAATATGTTCGGCAGGCTGAGAGACATCCTAGATGCCTTAGGTGACCTAACCTTAGCAGACCTTGATTTCGATGACTATGACCATACCTACAATCAGGCAAATATTGAAGCAAGTTGGGCACGGACAGAATGGGTATCTGGGGCGCAGAACTATGTCTACCCTTTGGTGGATTACGGATACAGCGCAAACAACATAAACTATCCTTTAAAGAACTTCAAGCCTGCGGTATTTGTAACTGAGATTCTAGAGCGGATATTTGAGGAAGCAGAATTTGAGATTCAGGAGCCAAAATTTTTTGAATCTTTCTTTTTCAAAAAGTTGATTCTATTAACTGCCGAAAAGAGCATCACTAGGGAAGTACTTAATTTGCTGCACCAGACTACAGCACTGCTGACTCAAAATGTGGCATCAGTAACTACATTTTCACAGCTACTAGTTTTTAACAGCGTATCCGCTCCTAGCTTTACAATTAGTAATGGAGGCACAAGATTTACCTACAATAAAACGCAGGGTTTAAATACAGGTATTAACTTAAATTTAAGCCTCAGTTTTACTTCTTTAGCAACCTTTACCAAGAATCTTTGGACTGTTATCATTTTAAAAAATGGGTCGCAAATTTTGTCGGAAAGTGAGACAGTAACCATAGTACCACTAGGGGGAACTTACACTTATAACATCGCAATTTCAGGGGGAGTAACCCTTGCACTAAATGATTTCTTCGAGGTAAGATTAACAGGTTCGGCTGTAGGTGGTGCGGGATATAATGTGAACATCCAGAACACGGTAACAGTAGCACCTAGTGGCCCTTTCAAGATTGGTAACACGATCCCTGTGGCGGTCGATGTGGTGGAAGGTGACACGATGAAAATCGAGTACACGATGCCCAAGTCAATGAAGCAGCGGGACTTTCTGAAGTCTATTATCTCAATGTATAATTTGTACATAACTCAGGACAAGCTTCAAACAAATATTCTGGAGATCATCCCCTATAATGAGTTCTTTAAAACCTTCAAGGATGAAGCCCTTGACTGGAGCGACAAACTAGATGTATCTCAAGAGGTAGTGATAACCCCTTTGAGTGAATTGAGTGCAAAGGAATATCGGCTTATGTTTGACGATGACAGCGACTATTGGAGTCAAAGCTATAAGACTAAATTCAATGAGGGCTATGGGGAAAAACGGGAAGTTATTCCTAACGATTTTGTAACAGAAACCAAATCTGTCAAGGTAGTTTTTGCCCCTCCTGTAATGCGGGAGGAAGCAGCGGGTAGGGTGATGGTTCACCTATACAAAGTTGAAAATAACGTGAAGATCCCGGACAACTTTAAGCCGAGAATAGTATTCTTTTCCCCTAACACACCAAGCCCAACATCGTGGCAGATTCAATATGCAGCAGGGCCAGTAACTTATAATACCTACCCTTATGCGGGTCACGTTAATAGCTTGACAGATCCTGCCTTTGATCAGC